TGTACCTCCAATAGACATTTCTTCTTGGGCATCTTGGATGTCCATCAGATCGACTTTCAACTCAGCTAGTAAGACCTTAGTCTCTTGAGGTATCGCACCAGGGCGAATACTTTCAATTGTAGCAAAGGCGTTTTGTGCGGCATTGATTGCCTGCATTTTTTCACTCACATTTTTCATTACATTCTCCATATCGATTATGACGTTTTCCAAAGCTTTTCGATCAATTCCCAATCATAGGTGATCTCTTTAGTCTTACGATTACGCTCGTAAGCCATCTCAATTCCAGTGTACTCTTCAAGGTACGCTACAGCGGCTTTGACATCTTCAAACTCTTTGATGCCGATATTGTTGTTCAGATTAGGTTTTGCAGTCCACATATGATTTACTCTCTCTTTGATTACATTATAATAATACACTATCTACAGATAATGTCAAGGGTTAATTTGGTTTTTTTCCATATTTTCCCAAAGATCCATAGTCTCAACAGTACCCATAGCGACCATCAAGCTTGCTGTTTCTGCTTTGAATACTGTCCAGAAGTTAGGGTCATGCTCTTCGATGCTCAGGCTGTTGTGAAACATATCACAAGTCTTGATAATCTTTATTATATCAGGCGCTTGAGCCAAACGGGTCTCACACAAATGCTTACGCTCTGCACGATTACCAACAAAAGCGGGAGTTTTGGTTAAAAACCATACACCTTGAGCAACTTTAAAACCAAAGAGTTCTTGTATCGTCTCAATGGTAGTCTCAGTATCTTCTACAGTGTCGTGGAGTAAGGCGATCTGAATCGCAGTTTGTATCTCTTCTTCGCTGAAAGTACCCTTAGAATCCATGTACTCTTCAACAAGATCAGCTACAGCGATTGGATGAGTGATGTACTCTTCGCCAGTATATTTACGATATTGCCCTTTGTGCGCAATAGTTGCGAAACGTAGGGTATCATAGACAGTCATTTTCATGTATATTCCTCTCAATTACTAGTGTATTATACCACATCTCAGAGGATTGTCAAGGGTTATTTTGAATTAATTTGGTTTATTTACCCTTTTAAATTTGCGTCTTGACTTTGAGAACTGCTTCATAGGCGATTTGAACCATATTTCAGCACTAGTTCCAGACTTGATATAGCCCGCTAGTTGACCAGCTTTGTTCAGGATATATGTGTGATTGCTCACGCTATACGATGTCTCATCCCAAACAGTCACTTCTTGAAGGTAGTCGAATTCACTCATCATCTTTCTCCTCAATCTTATTACCATAGTAATCGTGTGTGCCTGCTCTGTAGTTCTTCTTTCTCTCATCAAGCATAAGTGTTGAGATCCAGATAGCCTTGCACATGATCAAACATATGACTAGAAAGAAGGCTGTGGTGATAATATCAAATAACATAATAACCTCTATAGTATAAACCAACGATATATGCCAATCACATCAATAACTGTGAAGCACGAATTTTGAACAATCATGGGTGTGTCATTAGCTTTGATAAATGCTACAACCAAACCAACATGTCCAACGAAGAATAATAGGAAGCCAATCTTTGATACGTCTATATTCAATGATAACAACAGACCAGCCATAAGGAATAACGAACCCGATATCCACTTTAACCCTTGTACTGTTTTTTCACTCACTAGATGCCTTTGTCCTCAGCATACTTAATTCTTGCATCAAGTAGCTTGTTGAGATAGTCATGTGTCTTGCCTGTAAATACTTGAGGCTCATTATCATCTACTGCGATAACGATAGCGAACTGCTTAATAGACACGCCTGTGCGCTCATAGAACGCCGCCGCATAGAAAGCGGCTTGTGTAAAGTAATTCTCAATCCATTCTTTCTTCTTAGGCTTACGAGAAGTCTTGAAGTCGATAATAGTTAACTGACCATCGAACTCTGCGATACAGTCAACACGACCAGCAATCTTGAACTTGTCGCTGTACAGAGGCACTTCTTGCGCCCAGACATTATCAAGTCTTTCATCTAAGATAGTTTTGATTTGATTGAATGAGAAGATATTGGCGGGCATTGCACCCTTTGACCAATCTTCTTTATTGTTAATGTAGTCTTCTGCTAGAGTGTGTACGGCTGTACCACGTGTAGCGGCTTGTGTGCTAATCTTGTTAGCTACTTCTTCACCGACACGCTTGCGCCACGCTAGAATACCTTCTTTAGATAGATTTCCAAGCACGGTTGTGATAGAGGGATATTTGTTACCCTCGGGTGTGATATACGTTCTGCCCGTAGGTAGAGTTTCGCATTCAAGTTCAGGCAACGCTTTCATTGCAACATGGTTAAACATAGTAAAATACCTTTTAATTCAGACTATAGTATAGCGGGTTGCAACCCCTTTGTCAAGGGTTTATTTGGGTTTATTTGGATTAATTTACAGTTCTGTAACTACTACTACTGTATTACCATCGCTATCAGTCGTGGTAGTGGTCAATGTGTTAGGAGTAACAGTCGTGTCAACTGATTCAGATGTCGATCCACCTTCTGCATACACTTTAGATGCTCCTGTGCTTATCTCATGATCAAAGCCGTTATGACTTCGATTGTACTTATCACCAATTCTAGCCATCTGAGATCCTTCGATGAACACTTTAGGCGAATAAGAACTGCAAATAGGTGTATGGTTTACAGGTGCGACAACACAAGGTTCGCCATTTGGATGTGCAGTCATCGCATCACCCTTAACTACTGGTCTCTTAGTCTCAACATATGTCTTCGAAACTGTGACAGCTCCAGATGTTGATGTCAGCGCCGAACTCCAAGTATACTTGGTTGGGTTTGTTGCGCATACACCATTCTGCGTTCCATCCGCACAGGCGACATTACTTTGTGCATTCGCAAATGCTACTAAAGGCATTTATCTTACCAGTGTAACTGTATCGTTTGCTTTAAGATACGCTGTAGTCTCAGCTTCAGTTAGCTGGCGCACATAGCGTTTACCTTCTGCATCTTCGAATACTCTAAGTCTTGGTTTCTCTGACATTTTCAGTTTCCTTTAAAAAGATTGTCTCTTCTTCTATGATCCATTCTAATAGAGTTTGTTCATCCCAGCCCATTGAGCCTAGAAGTTCGATGGGGAGTTGTACCATCATTTCCCCATCATCACCTTCAATAACTTCACCAATATAATTATTTTGCATTACAAACCTAACTTATCTCTATTAATAATGTACGACTTAACAAGTTTACTTCGAACAATATCTCCGATCTGAAACTCTATAAAGTCAAATTCTCTCATGTTATTTATAATCCTCATAAAATCTCTTAAACCAGACATCTCTTTCTTACGCTCAGATGTTAGGTCGTCTTGCTTAACATCACCGCAGAAAATGATTCGGCTGTTCTCACCAACACGTGTCATCACTGTGTGTAATTCGCCTGCACTCATATTCTGTACTTCGTCTACAACGATAATACAGTCTTCGAATGTACACCCACGTAGATACGAGGTTGATGCAAAGTTGACAATTTGTTTTTGTTTGAGAATTTGATAAGCATCACCACGATTAAATAACTTGGTTGCGATATCATAGTAAGGCTCTTCGTATACAGCCTCTTTTTGTTTTTGATTACCAGGCATAAAACCTTGGTCTCTAGTTGGTACTGTTGATCTTACGATAAACACTTTTTCGTGTGGGCTATTCTGCTTCATCACTTCACTGATTGCGAAGTGTAGACCTAGGAAAGTTTTACCTGTTCCTGCGATCCCATGTAGCATTAGATTGTAACCCTCACCCCAACTCTCAAAGGCGACCCTTTGATTTTCAGTCATGGGTTTAATGTTGCGGTCAATTTGGAATACGGTTGATAATTTGTTTTCGTTGTCTAGAATACCTTGTTGTCTCAGTACTCTTCTCTGTCTTTTAGTCAGACGTTTTTCGTGTGCAGGCATTGTTGAATCAATCCTTATTATTATTATCTGGTTTTGATTGTGGAGTCCGTGATACCCTTTGAGTTTCCTTTTTTAATGTGTTTGAGTAGTGAATTGAATGAATCAGGTGTCTTAACGATACCCATTCGGTGTGGATCACCAATTGATGGTGCCCCGGTAATAATTTGTTTGATGTGGGGGTTCTTTTTGAGATAGGCTTCCCTATCTGCAATTTTCATTAACATATCATACTTTTCATCAGTCTTAGTATCATGAAACGAATACATTGGCATTTATGCTCTCCTATAAAAAAAAGGCAATCCGTGATGGACTGCCTCGTAACTGTCTTATCACTGTTGATATTTATACAATTAATTCGTATATTTCTTTCCAGTTGTCAACTTTTGTTACATCATCATTGTGAAAATCTGCATTGTGGTGATGATTGATTAGATAGCTATCTAGTCCTAACTCAAGACCAACTACTGCATTCTCGGGCTTATCTTCGACCCACATGCACCCACTGTCTTTGTAGGGTAACAACTCTGCATCTTTATCAGCACCAGTATCTAAGTAGACATACTTCTCAAAAGCAGTGTCACCAAACAACTCTCTAAGGTTCTTAGTCCTTAGATGCTGTGCATACTGATCGTTACTCAAGCTAGTAATTGCATGGAAGATATACCCATGCTCTTCATGTAACTTCTTAACGTACTTCATTGCATCTCTGAGAGGTGGCAACTTTCTAATAGCCGCACTCTCATTGAACATCCTGATGAGTCTTTTGATCTCATCTTTAGGCATATCGTAACAAATAGACATGTCGTATTCACATACACCAGTCTTGACATACCCATGTCTTTTCATCCAGTAATCGAATGAGTATTCCCAATCTAAGAGAACACCATCACAATCAACTAATATCACTTTATCTTTATTCATAATTTAACTCACTTTCTTATTTCACACACACTATAACACTGATCTAGTCAGTTGTCAAGTGGTAAATTAGGAAAAGAATGAATTTTTTTGTTTAGCTTTTTGCTTACGAGCCTTTTGAATCTTGGCTCTTTTTTTGTCATAGCGTTTGCTATCTTGCTTTTTAAAACGGGGCTCTTTATCGCCCCATTCGTCTTCCTCACACCAGTCACGGAAGTTCTTGCGTTTCGACATTTTAGATTACTCACTCTACTCCGAAATTAAACCAGGAAATGCTTCTTTGACTAAAGCAAGTGTCAAGCCCTTGAAAGGCTTTTGCTTAATCACTTCGCATAGTAATTTTGCATCTGCAGGATCTACTGCTTCTAGAATTTGAATAAACAATGCTTCTCTACGAATTGGATGAATGTTATCACCATCAAATCCTTTAACGAAGTAGGGAAGTTTTCGTGTTTCTCTAAACAGCATCCCATGCGAATCAGGCATGATAGATGGCTCATAAGGTGGAGCAGAATTTGGTATGTTCAACTCCATAGACTTATCATAGGTTACTTTGAGAATATTGCGCAGAGGCTTGCTGTTCTTTGCTTGCAAAAATTCAATCTTCTCTTTCTTGGTTTTCATTTCACGGGCTGTATTAATAATTTCAGCCAAAGATTCTGTAGACATTTAAAACTCCGATATTACTTCCATAAGATTTTTTAACTTGTTCTTGATGAAATAGTTTAACAACTGCGATCTATCTTTTGCAGGCTCATTTAACCAAATGTCCATGATCTGATCTTTAATATAATCAGGTATCATTTCTAAGTCGATAAGAGACTTATTACGCAAGTAGTTTCTTTTAACATCTTCTGTCATAGTATTTATGTCTTGCCAACCTTCTAGTCTTTTCTTAGTAATAGGACGTTGACGTTCACCAATAACTAAACAGTTATCAGCAGATAAGATGTTAGGCACACCATCACCAGTATCACCTTTGATGATATGCTCACAAAGATACTTCTCAGGAGATGAGTGTGTAATCCAACGCTTGCGTGTAGGATCATATTGTTTTACATTCGCATACTTGTGTAATTGAATGTAATCTTTATCACCAGACAAGACTAGAATAGGCTCACCAGTATTCAGTAGAGTACCTTCGTGATGTACGATTGTACCAATGATGTCATCTGCTTCAGCAGTTTCAATCTGAATAACTCGGTAAGGGAAGTATACTTTAATCTCATCACGAATATTGTTCAAAGCATTGAAGATTGCAGACCAGTCTAGTTCAGACTCAGTACGTGCTTTTCTACGATTAGCTTTGTAATACGCAAAGTTATTTCTGCGCCAATAGTTCTTGTCATCACAACAGATGACTAGTTCGCCAAAGTCGGCATTGAACTTTTTACGATTGGCTCTTAGTGTGTTGAGAATCATATGCCTCAACATGTTTTCGTCAATAGGCATGTTTTTATGATTGCCGATTTGAGCCATCATATTACTTATCATCACCTGATTTAAATCTACTAGTATCATTATATTTCTCCATATTTGATATAAGTTATATAATACTATACTTTTATCAATATGTCAAGTCTTAATTTGAAAATTCGTTTAAAAAATTGGATAAAGCCTTAGTAGGCTCTTTGATATTATCGAATACTTTGTCACTTATCTTTTGAAACTCAGTTTGCTCACCATGAATACGCATGATGATAGACCTTATTGATTCGACTCCAGACAATATATCTTTAATGCAATTGGGGTCTTCGAAGAGATCGATATCCATCTCTTCTAATGCTTCTACTACATCCATCATAGCAGAGAGGGCGAAGTCCCCTGCAAAGTTCTCTACGATCTCTTGCTCTTCGCCCAGTTCATCCATTCTATCCTGTATTCGTTTTGCACGTACAGCATTAAAATCTACGATATTGCTCATTGATCATATTCGATTATCTTCCCATCGACCTCTATTTTATTGTCTGAGATATAAACCCCACCTAAGTCAGAGTAGTAAACACCATAGCTACGCTTAGGTGTACCGTCTGGATGATAAGCCATCGCTACACAGAATGTTTTAATTCTACTCTGTTGATGCTCACCATAGAACATGTCTAAGTAGACACCATGCTTGATGTATCGTTCAAGGTTACGAACATACCCTTCGATACGTGCTACTTTCGCAACAGCACCTTTGGCGTTTGCTCGAACTTCTTGTTTAGCCGCCGCTAACATATCTTTCTGCGTTTTAATCCAAGAGCGAACATTCTTCAGAGACAATGTTTCATCATCGTCTAATGCTAAGACATCTGGGTGAACATTCTTAGGTCCACCTTGCTTTTCTAAACGAACCGCACGTGCTTTCGCTAAACGCTCGACAGCCGCCGCCTTTTGCTCTTCAGACATAGGCTTACGCTTCTTGCGGATCTTCTTTACAGGTCCACGTTCTTTCGCAAACTGTTCACGCATTTCTAATTTTTTGCTTTTACGAGCCATATAGACTACTCCTCATTTAAGTTACGAATCACTATAACATGAAACTTTACTTATGTCAAGAGGTTTTTTAGGAAAGAGTTCCATTCTATCTTACGATTTTGCCAATTAAAGCGATAATTAGCTAACGCTTGCATATTTCCAGTCGTACCTTTCAATATCTGATACGTATTTGGGTTACGATGTATCTCAATCGCATTCTTAAGTTCTAAATAAAACTGATTCGCATGATCTTGTGCATTCTCTACATAGCCATACATTGAGGTCAGTCCCATTGATGTTTCTGGTAATGCCGCTAGTGATGAGTGAACGCTCAAACAACCCGCAGACATTGCTTCCATTAGACAGAGACAAGATGTCTCTTTCCAAGTTGATGGGTAAGCAAAGATATGAGACTGCTTTAGTACTTCACGTATCTCTTCATTACTAACAGACTTGTAGTAATTAATCTTCTTATGCTCACGTAATCTATTAAACAGTTCTTTGAATGGCTCATCTCGTTCAGGCCATCCATACAGTAAGAACGATGAATACACATTTAGTTCAATGTTGTCATACTCTTCTGCTAACTGTCTAAACACTGCATACAAAATATCAAGCCCACGATGTGGTGTTGAGAAGTATACAAGTCTAATCTTTTCTTTGGGGTCTGGCTTCTGATGTTGCTCAATAGGTTCAATCGCATTACGCAATACAACACCCGCT